GTACATTTTTTCTCGCGCCAAATCATCACAATGAAAGGAGAACGATTTGGAATTAAGAGGGATTGAGTATCTTAGGAGAAAGTTGAATCTCTATCGGAGTAGAGTCAATCTGAGATACAAGCATTATGCAATGCAGCACTATGAATCACCTACAGGAATCACAATTCCTGCACATATCAGGGCAAAGTACCAAGCTGTCCTTGGTTGGGCTGCAAAGGGAGTTGATAGTCTTGCAGATCGTTTGATTTTCAGGGCATTTGCTAATGATGATTTTAATGTTACACAAATCTTTAATCGGAACAATCCTGATATATTCTTTGATAGTGCTATTTTAGCTGCGCTGATTGGTTCGTGTAGTTTCGTCTACATTTCGAAGGGTGAAGATGATGAGGTGAGGTTGCAAGTCATTGAATCAAGCAATGCGACGGGTGTTATTGACCCTATCACTGGTTTGCTTGTGGAAGGTTATGCAGTGTTGGCTCGTGATGATTACAATCGTCCAACGCTTGAAGCTTACTTCGAGCCTAATGCTACTCACTTCATTCCGAAAGATGGGGAGCCTTACTCGGTTACGAATGAGACGGGTATTCCTTTGCTGGTTCCGGTAATTCATCGTCCTGATGCGGTCCGTCCGTTTGGTCGATCTCGTATTACCAGGGCAGGGATGTATTATCAGAAATACGCTAAGCGTACTTTGGAACGGGCGGATATAACTGCTGAGTTCTACTCATGGCCACAGAAATACATTATTGGACTTGATCCTGATGCAGAACCTATGGAGAAATGGAAAGCTACTGTATCAAGCTTGTTGACGATTTCTTCAAGCGATAAAGGTGAGAAGCCGAGCGTTGGACAGTTTACTACAGCTAGCATGTCACCGTTTACTGAGCAACTGAGAACAGCCGCTGCTGGATTTGCTGGTGAAATGGGCTTGACTTTGGATGACCTTGGTTTTGTTTCGGATAATCCATCATCTGTTGAAGCTATTAAAGCAAGTCATGAGAATTTACGTTTAGCTGGTCGAAAGGCTCAGCGCTCACTAGGTGCTGGATTGCTAAATGTCGCTTATGTTGCAGCTTGTTTGCGTGATGAGTTTCGCTATACTAGAAGCCAATTCGTAAGAACCACAGTCAAGTGGGAGCCTTTGTTTGAAGCGGATGCCAATACAATGACAATGATTGGTGATGGTGTTGTCAAACTAAATCAGGCATTACCTGGTTACATCAACGCAGAAACGATTCGAGACCTTACTGGTATCGCTGGAGATATGTCAGCTAAACCGGTGGTAAGCGAGGGTGGTTCAAATGGAGAATGATGTTTTACCTGGTATCTTGCAAGAGGTTCAGGAGAGGTTTGAGAGAGATTTCGGTAAGAGTGAGATTGTCAGAAATGCTTTTGCTGCATTAAAGGCAAAAAAAGCTACTTACAAAACAGCAAATGAGTTCGCGATTGAAATTGGCGAGATTCTCTCTAAGGTTCTAGGAGCTTCTCTAAGCGCCGATAAATTACCGGACGGAAAAATGTATTACAATATCGCTCAGCGTTTGCTGACGGACGTGCTAGGACGAAATCACGAGCTTGTAAGTGGTTATGCTAGTGATGTTCAGAAGAATTTGAACGATAAAGCGAAAATCGGTCTGAAAGTTCAAGTTCCTGAATTAAATCTGGATCGAATAGCTGGCATAGTCAATCGCTTTTCGTCTGAGGAGAATTTTGAGGATGTCAGTTGGTTGCTTGGTGAACCTATTGTGAACTTCACCCAATCAATCATTGATGATAGTATTCGTAAGAATGCGGAGTTTCATGCTAAAACGGGATTGGTACCGACGATTAGTAGGCAGTCTACTGGACGTTGTTGCAAATGGTGTGATAGTTTAGTAGGAAATTACATATATGGTGAAGAACCAGCGAATTTCTACAGAAGACATCAGCATTGTACTTGTGTAATTGATTATCATCCTAAAAACGGGAAACGTCAGAATTCTTGGACTAAAAAATTCAGCAAGGATAGTTCAAACGAGCTAGAAATTCGTAAGCAAATGAATATTGATGTGCGTGATAATAATCGCAAAGCAGATATTCAGGAATACAAGAAAATAGTTGATGTTTTAGGAGTTCAAAATGCCCCTATTTCACTAGCAAAGTTTCAGGATTTGAAGTATAATGGTGGTGAGGGATATCAAGAACTAAAAGACCGTGTTCGTTGGTCTCAGGCTAGCTTTCCTACTGAAAAATCTTTCAACGGGCATTTCAGAAAGCATAGTGAAGAATTTGGTAATATTACACAATCGCAGTATCTTGAACTAGGGAGAACACTTTTAGGTGAACCTATTGGAGATAATGTACTTGGTTATGATACGGAATACCGACGTGTAAGATATGATTTAGAAAAAAACATATTTGCATTGGGTGATAACAAAAGGGGACGTGTTACAACGATCCTAAAACCAGAGGAAGGAGTGAATTATTTTGAGCAAGATTGGAAAAGGCAACTTGGTGATGATCAATGATGAAGAGTATGTACATTGTCCGGTCTGCGGAACATTGACTGCTGTTTATGACATTTGTGATCATTGTAATTGGCAAAATACGGGTGAAACCAACATTGATGGAGGTCCAAACAAGATGACCTTAACAGAAGCTAAGCAAGCTTATGCTATGGGTGAACCGATTAAATAAAAGCACTTAACTGAAGTTGAAGTTAGGTGCTTTTATTATGCTTTGAAAGGAGTCAGAAAATGAAGTACAGAAAGAAACCTGTTGTGGTTGAGGCAGTTCTTTGGAACGGGAATAACTATAAAGAAGTAATTGACTTTGCAGAAAATAAGATTTGGTTTGATGCACTTGGGAATATATGCATTGATACACTTGAAGGTGATATGATAGCCAAAAAAGGGGATTATATTATCAAAGGAGTTCAAGGTGAATTTTATCCATGCAAACCAGATATTTTTGCAGAAACTTACGAAGAAGTAGAGTATCTGAATATTTTAGCTAGTATCTAGGAGGTGATCCAATATCTCCCAGCGATAGGGTTATCATGCGATGACGATTGAAAGGAAATTAGAATGGCGAGGAAGAAGAAACTTGGCAATCAGAATCCTACTCAATCGGTGATTTTAAAATACGTCAAGAAAAATTCAAAAGCTAAAGAAGCGATTGAACTTTACGAACGGACTGGTCTTTCTTGCTATGCTTGGCAGAAGAATCTTTTATTACCTATGATGGCTGTTGACAAGAACGGTCTTTGGGTGCATCAGAAGTTTGGTTACTCTATTCCTCGTCGTAATGGGAAATCTGAACTCCTATATATAGGTGAAATTTGGGGGCTACATGAGGGATTGAATATCCTACATACGGCTCACCGGATTTCTACGTCACATGCCTCTTTTGAAAAGGTTAAACGATACCTCGAAAAAATGGGTTATGTAGATGGTGAGGATTTTAATTCCATTCGGGCGAAGGGTCAAGAAAGAATCGAGCTGTATTCGACAGGTGGTGTTATCCAATTTCGTACTAGGACATCAAATGGTGGTCTTGGTGAAGGGTTCGACATGCTGATCATTGACGAGGCTCAAGAGTACACGACTGAGCAAGAATCTGCTTTAAAATACACGGTTACGGATAGTGAGAACCCTATCACAATCATGTGTGGGACACCTCCAACACCAGTATCAAGTGGTACGGTCTTTACTAAGTACCGTGAGACTTGTCTTTTCGGGAAAGGGAAGTATTCAGGATGGGCTGAGTGGTCGGTTTCTGATGAAAAGGAAATTGACGATGTGGAAGCCTGGTATAATTCCAATCCATCCATGGGCTATCACTTAAATGAGCGTAAGATTGAAGCAGAGCTTGGTGAGGATAAGCTGGACCATAATATCCAACGTTTGGGATTTTGGCCGACTTACAACCAGAAATCTGCTATTTCTGAAACTGAGTGGAATGAGCTCAAGGTGGACGATATTCCAGAATTGTCTGGCAAGCTGTCTGTTGGTATCAAGTATGGCCAAGATGGAACGAATGTGGCATTGAGTATTGCTGCACGAACCAAGGATGGACGTTTCTTTATCGAGACAGTCGATTGTCAATCCGTTCGTAATGGGAATGAGTGGATGGTTGCTTTCCTGCGTCAATCAGACGTGGCTCAAATTGTCATCGATGGCGCAAGTGGGCAAAAGATACTGGACGAAGAGTTGAAGGACTACAGAATCAAGAATGTGATTCTTCCGACGGTGAAAGAAATCATCGTGGCCAACGCTCTTTGGGAACAGGGAATTTACCAGAAAACCATTTGTCACTCTGGGCAACCATCATTGTCTAAAGTAGCCACTAACTGCGATAAGCGGAATATTGGCTCAAATGGTGGCTTTGGTTATCGATCGCACTTTGACGATATGGATATTTCTTTGATGGATAGTGCTTTGCTTGCGCACTGGGCTTGTGCTACGACCAAGCCTAAGAAAAAGCAAAAAATTAGTTATTAAAATAAGCGGTCTTGTGACTGCTTTTTTTGATGCCCAAAATTACCGAACTGCCGGGAAAGCAGGAGAAAGGAGACATGAGAATGTCAGAATTTAAACCAATCACTACACAAGAAGAATTTGATGCTGCTATTAAGGAGCGTTTATCTCGTGAGAAAGCGAAGTATAGTGACTATGACCAGCTCAAATCTCGAGTTACAGAATTGGAAACAGAAAATGTCGGCTTGAAGTCTACAATCGAAGCTAACAATCAAAGTAAGGCGGATGCTGACAAGCAACTTGAAGAAATGCAGAATCAAATCGCTGGTTATGAGACGGCTAGTCTGCGAACTCGAGTAGCTTTGCAACATGGACTGCCTTACGACCTTGCAGATCGTTTGCAGGGAACTGATGAAGAAAGCTTGAAAGCTGATGCAGAGCGCTTAGCTGGGTTTATGAAACCAGTAAGTAAAATTGCACCAGTAAAATCAACTGAACCAATTGTCCCTAAAGAGGATGATGACAGAGCCATGGTTAGAAACTTGGTTCAAAATTTAAATATCGAAGATTAAAGGAGAAAAATATGTCAGAAGCTCAACTTTCAAAAGGAAATCTATTTGATCCAGAACTTGTAACAAAGGTAATCAACAAGGTAAAGGGTCATTCGTCAATCGCTAAGCTATGCCCTCAAAAACCAATTCCGTTTAATGGACAAAAGGAGTTCATTTTCGATTTCGATTCTGATATCGATATTGTAGCAGAAAATGGCAAAAAGACTCATGGTGGTGTAAGCCTCGAACCTGTAACTATTGTGCCGCTCAAAGTTGAATACGGTGCCCGTGTATCTGATGAATTTTTACATGCTTCTGAAGAAGCAAAAGTTGATATGCTCACTGATTTTGTTGAAGGTTTTTCTAAAAAATTAGCTCGTGGTCTTGATATCATGAGTATTCATGGTATTAATCCACGAACAAAACAAGCCTCTACTATTATTGGTGATAATTGCTTTGACAAAAAAGTTACTCAGACAGTACCTTTCAAAGATACTAACCCAGATGAAAGCATGGAAGATGCTGTTGGTATGATTGATGGATCAGAACGCGACATCACTGGAGCGATTTTGGACCCTATTTTTACCACTGCACTCTCTAAAATGAAAAATGCTGAAGGTGGGAAATTGTATCCTGAATTGGCATGGGGTGGTGTACCTGAAGTAATCAATGGTTTGACAGTGGATAAAAACCGTACTGTATCCTACTCACAAACAGATCCTAAAAACACAGCAATCGTTGGAGACTTCGAAACTATGTTCAAATGGGGATATGCAAAAGAAGTTCCAATGGAAATCATCAAGTATGGTGATCCTGACAATAGCGGTCGTGACCTTAAAGGGTATAACCAGATTTATATCCGTTGCGAAGCATACATTGGATGGGGTATCATGGATGCTGCTAGTTTCGCTCGTATCGTGAAAACGGGAGGTTAATCATGGCTGAGTATGTAAACCAAAAGACAGGAGCAACAATCAACGCTAACACAGAAATTTCTGGGGGTGATTGGGTTCCAATTGCAGCATACAAACCTTTAGACTCATTGACCAACGCAGCATTGAAAGAAATCCTTGATGAAAAAGGGATTACTTATGATAACCGCGCTACAAAACCTGAATTGATTTCGCTGATCGAACAAGCTGACACTGAAGTTCAGTAGTCGCTTGAATGGAGGTAGAAATGGAAAACTTTGCAACAGTGGAAGATTTGAAAAAATTGTGGCGAGCGTTGAAATTCGATGAGGAAAAACGAGCCGAGGCGCTGTTGGAAGTTGTTTCTCATTCTCTTCGTGTTGAAGCTAAAAAAGTTGGCAAGGATTTAGATGGGTTGGTGGCTACTGATCCATCTTTTGCTATGGTGGTCAAGTCCGTCACCGTTGATGTGGTAGCTCGTACCTTGATGACCTCAACTGACCAGGAGCCAATGACTCAGGTGGCTGAGTCCGCTTTAGGTTATTCCTTCAGTGGTTCTTATCTAGTCCCTGGTGGAGGTCTCTTTATCAAAGACTCGGAATTGAAACGTCTAGGTCTTAAAAAGCAAAGATATGGGGTGATTGATATCTATGGGACGGATTAAAGGAATTACTGTAACGTTGATTGGAAAAACCAAGACTGGAAAGGATGACTTTGGGCATCCTATCTATGAGAATAGTGAAGTTCATGTAGATAATGTCCTGGTTGTTCCAGCTTCGACAGAAGATGTCACTACTCAGCTTAGTTTGACAGGGAAGAAGGCTTCTTATACGCTAGGAATCCCAAAAGACGATCAGAACGAGTGGAAAGACCGTGAGGTTCGTTTCTTTGGGCGCAAATGGCGCACGATTGGCATTCCTTTGGAAGGCATTGAAGCCATGATGCCTCTGGAATGGAATAAGAAAGTGATGGTTGAAGCGTATGAGTAATACAAAAGTCAAGCTTATCGGTGCGGGTGTAGGAGCTCTTTTGAAATCCAAAGAGATTCAGGATATTCTGAACAAAGAAGCAACGGTCATTAAAAAAAGATGTGGTCCTGGCTATGAACAAGATAGCCACGTTGGTAAGACAAGGGCCAATGCTATGATTTATCCAGCTACGCGAAAAGCGAAGAGGGATAATTTGAAAAATAACACATTGTTGAAGGCGGTGCATTAGATGATTGAAATTATTATCAAGAAATATCTTGACGGTCATTTAGATGTACCGTCATTTTTTGAGCATGAAGCTGAAGCTCCCGATAGCTTTGTCATTATTCAAAAAACTGGTGGTAAGGAGCGAAATCATTCTGGTAGTGCGACCTTTGCTTTTCAAAGCTATGGTCCTACTATGCAGAAGGCTGCTGAGCTTAATGTGAAAGTGAAAAGTGCTGTGAAAGGGTTGATTGAGTTAGATTCAATCTGTGGTGTCCACCTGAACAGTGATTACAATTTTACGGACACTGAAACAAAACAATATCGATATCAAGCCGTATTTGATATTAATTATTTTTAAAAGGAGAAATTAAATGGCTAAAGAAGCAAATGTAACGACTGCAAAACCTAAAATCGGAGGTGCGGTTTATTCTGCACCTCTTGGAACAGCACTGCCAACTGATGCAACTACAGAATTAGATAATGCGTTTAAAGCGCTGGGTTATATTTCAGAAGATGGTATGACCAATAGCAACTCCCCAGAATCAGAAAATATTAAGGCATGGGGTGGTGTCGTTGTAAGTTCAGTTCAAAAGGAAAAAACAGACACCTTCAAATATATGCTGATTGAAGCATTGAATGTGGAAGTTTTGAAGGAAGTTTATGGATCAGATAATGTATCCGGTGATCTGTCATCAGGAATTACCATTAAGGCAAACTCAAAAGAATTGCCACATCACTGTCTGGTTATCGAAACAGTCCTAAAAGGTGGTGTACTTAAACGTATTGTTATCCCTTCAGGAAAGGTAACTGCCATTGATGAAATCACTTATAACGATGGAAGTGTTCTCGGATATGGTACGACAGTAACTGCCTTTCCTAACGCTGCTGACGACACACACTATGAATACATCAAAGGAGCTTAATCATGTCAAAACAAAATCGTAAAAAGAAAAATAAAGAAGCTGCGCCACAGATTAAAACAATCCGTGGGGTGACTTCGACCGGATTTGCTTTTGAAATCACAAAAGAGCGCATGGAAAACTATGAGTTGCTTGAAGCAATCTCTGAAGTAGATACAAATCCGGCAGTTTTACCAAAAGTGGTCAAACTTATGCTTGGCAACAAATCGGAAGATTTGAAAAATCATGTGCGAACTGCGGATGGAATTGTTCCTTTAGACAAGATGGGAGCAGAAATTAGTGAGATCTTTTCAAGTCAGAATCAGTTAAAAAAATAGCGCTCCTTGCTAGAATGATTCAAACAGATGAAGACGCTCTTATCTGTGATTTAGCTGAAACCTATGGAATTTTTGATTACAGACAGTTACCTGCTGACCAGGTAGCTGTTTTTGCTTTTGGTCTGAGAGATGATTCACGAATCAAACTAGCAATGACCAATAGCAAAGTTCCTTTTGAAACTTTTTTGCTTGCGGGCGTGCTTGATAGGCTTTCCGCTCTTGTTTGGTTTAAAACAACAGACGGTCAGAAAGGAATCAACAAACCATTAATGGTTGCAGAGGAACTGATAGGAAAAACTAAAGCTAAAGAAAGCAAGGAGATGATCTTTGATTCTGGTGAGGACTTTGAAGAATATCGTCAGAAAATTTTAGAAAAAATAGGAGGTGAGGATTAGTGGCTACAGAAATAGCACAGGCTTATGTACAATTGATACCCTCAGCTAGAGGCATCACTGGTAAAATCCAATCAATCCTCAATCCTGAAGCGAGTGCGGCAGGACAAAGTGCTGGACAGTCATTAGGTTCTAGTCTTGTTGGTGTTATGACGAAAGTTATTGCAGCGGCAGGGATTGGCAAGGCATTTTCGGCAGCTATCAGTGAAGGTGCAGCGCTTCAGCAATCGCTCGGAGGTATTGAAACTCTTTTCAAAGGTTCTGCTGACAAGGTTAAGGGATATGCTAATGAGGCCTACAAGACGACAGGTTTGTCAGCTAATGCCTACATGGAGAATGTGACAGGCTTCTCAGCGAGTCTCTTGCAGTCTTTGGGCGGCGATACAAACAAAGCTGCTGAAACAGCCAACATGGCCATGATTGATATGTCAGATAATGCTAACAAGATGGGTACATCGATGGAGAGCATTCAGATGGCTTATCAAGGGTTTGCGAAGCAAAACTATACCATGTTGGACAACCTTAAACTCGGTAGAAAAACCATAGCCGAGTATAAACCTAGTGAAAACGGTGAAACTCTAGGAGCTGCCTAGACAATACCGTGCTAAGCAAGATTTTAGTCGCTTTTTCCTTAATTGTATGATAAAATAAAGTTATCAAACACTAGGGAAAAGGCAGTATGTGGAAGAAAATCAAAAGAAATGACAACTATTCAATAAATGAGTTCGGAGAAATCAGAAATGATAAAACCGGACATATCAAGCAACCATTCACAAATAAGCAGAATGGCTATTTAATAGTTGACCTATACAAAAATAATAAATCTGAAAAAATCCCGATTCATAGATTGGTTGCAGAAGCATTTATACCGAATCCGGAAAATAAATTAACAGTAGACCATATCGACGGAAACCGACAAAATAATTCTATTGATAATCTGCGGTGGGCAACTTATTCAGAAAATAATTCACGTTTTGAAACAATCGGTGTCAGAAGTGAAACAATCGTAGTAACGAGATACGCAGAAGAAAGAAATAAAAGAGGTGGTGGGCATTTAGCATGGCTAGGTGTTATAGGCACAATGGAATTTGAAAGTATTTCTGAAACTGCTAAATACTTCGATTGTACTGTTTCTAATATTTCTTTAATGTTAGAAAAAGGAACGATTGGAAGACGTGGAAAAACAAGGGGATATAGATTTTCTTACAGGGACGGAGAACGTTCTAAAATCTTGAAAGTGTAACGACTATCGAAACAAAAAAAGCATCCGAAAGGGTGTTTTTTTAATGGAGTAGAGTAGGCTCAAGCGAGCCGAAGCGCTAGGATGCATTTAATGCATAAGAGATAGTCTAATCTCTATGGCGACATAGAGCAGTCTTAAAAAGACGGTTATGAACTAGCGAATCATAGCGAATTTGTACTGTATGGTGGTACAAAGCAAGAAATGCAACGTCTCTTGGCCGATGCAGAGAAATTGACTGGTGTTAAGTACGACATTAACAACCTTTCTGATGTTTATAGCGCCATTCATGCTATCCAGGAGAATTTAGACATCACTGGGACAACAGCTAAAGAGGCAGCATCTACTTTTAGTGGATCGTTTGAATCCATGAAAGCATCAGCTCAAAATGTACTTGGTAAGTTAGCTCTAGGGGAGAATATCCTACCTTCTCTGCACGCTTTGCTTAAAACAACATCTACCTTTCTCTTTGATAATTTTTTACCAATGGTTGGAAATATTTTTTCTGGTCTTGGCTTGGTTTTGACCGAAGGAATTAGTCAGATTGCTTCTCAGCTTTTTGGGGATGCTTTTGGAAGTGCGGTTTTTGATCAACTATCTCGTGTAACAGGAATCTTTGAGACCTTTTTTGACATGATTTTTGGGTCTTTAAGTAAGCAGGATAACATTGATATTCTGAATACGCTTGGTTTTAGTGAGGAAGCTGCAACTCAAATTGTCAACATCGCAGACAATATCCGAGTTACTTTTGAGAACATTGGTTCTGCAATTGGTGATGTAGTAGGAATTGTCGGTGATTTCGTCGTAGATCTTTTAGGAATCAAAGACGGAGAGCAGGGAGTGAATCTTCTTGGAACAGCATTTGAATCCGTTACAAATTTTATTCGCAAAGCCTCTGAAAGCTTTAGTAAATTTACTAAATGGCTGAAAGATTCACCTATTGCTTTAGATCTTCTAAAATCGGCAGTTGTCGGAATTACAAGTGCATGGGCTGGATACAAAGCAGTAATGACTGTAATAAAAGGGATAGAAGCAATCAGAAATGCGACATTATCCATCACGAATGGTCTTATGTTGGCTCAGTTCGTAAGAACCGGTGCACTCACTACCGCAGAGGCGGCGAATGCGGCTGCAACTATGGGAGCAAGTGGAGCGTTTGGTATCTTTAATGCAGTTTTATCTGCAAACCCGATTGGCCTAATCGTAACGGCAGTGGCAGCATTGACTGCAGGTCTTGTATGGTTCTTCACACAAACAGAAACTGGTCAGCAAATTTGGTCATCTTTTGTGGATTGGATCAAGCAGGCTTGGCAAGGGATTGCTGATTTCTTTGTCGGTCTTTGGTCTGGTATCTCTGAAGGTGCTAGCACTTTGTGGGATGGAGTTGTTACAACCTGGAATGCTTACATTGAGTCTTTAAAGGCGATGTGGAATGCTGTTGTAACATTCTTTTCTAACTTATGGGAATCAATCAAGGAGGCCGCGTCTACTGCTTGGACAGCGATTACTTCAGCCGTCATGACGGTTGTTCAACCGTTTATTGATGGATTCATGAATATCTGGAACAACATTTCTGATTGTCTTACTCAAGTTTGGGAAGGAATTAAACTGATCTTTGAGGGTGCTTGGGAATTTATCAAATCGATTTTCTTGGGTGCTATTTTGATTATTATCGACCTGGTGACAGGAAACTTTGATCAATTAGGAGCAGATCTTTCTCTGATTTGGGAAGGAATTCAGAATGGCGTTTCCATGATTTGGGAGGGTATTAAAACATACTTCTCTGGAGTCGTGGATGTCATCGTTGGATACGTTACTGGTGTTTTTGAGAACTTCTCTAATGTTCTTAGTACAATTTGGGAATTTATCAAAACCGCTGCGTCTATGGCCTGGGAATGGATAAAATCTACAGTATCGAATCTAATTACTGGATTGATTCAAGGTGCTCAAAACTTATGGAATAACTTTGTAAGTTTCTTATCCAGTATCTGGGAAAATATCAAATCAACAGCTAGCGCAGCTTGGTCTGGGCTAAAATCACTTGTACTTGGTTTCATCAATGGACTTGTTAGTGGCGCTCAAACAGCGTGGAATACCATGAAGCAAGCTGTAAGCACTCTAGTGTCAAATGTAACAAGTATTTTTAATGGAATTAAAAATATTAATCTTTGGGAAGCTGG